TTGCCAGGTCATGGATATGTATGCCATTTTGGTAGATTCATCCACCTTCGTCTTGCCATCACATGCGTTCGCACAAATTGATTTGGCAAAGGGCCTCGACCTTACCATGTCGGTTTATACCACGAACAACAAAACCAAAGTTGGTGCTTGGGTAGATCATGCAATAAAGATTTCTGATAAAACTGTTGCTTTTTCTGAAGTCTCTGATTTGTGTCGCGTATACCACGCCGTGGGGGTGTTTTCTTTGAAGCCTTTGGATTGTTATTACAAATCGCCACCTTCTTCGCCTGTTCAAGTTAAAGCTTCCTATTTTAGGAAATATATTGCTGATGGCAAGTGGGATGTGGTTGAGAATGTTACATTTATTAACGATCATAAGGATTTGAGATTACATGGTGAAGAGGCAACTTGTTTTCCACATAATCGTTACGTCAAGTCTCATTTACAGGGAGCGCCTGTCATGGAGTGCCTCGCAAGACTGTCAGCGCCTGGCCAATACGAGCGTAAATGTGGGGAGTGTGGCCTTCCATGTGTTTTGAGCGCCAACAATAAACACCCAACCATAGGATTTTATATAGGCAAGATTACCCCCAGCTCCTCTGACGGGGTCACGCGTGAATACGAGACATACGTGACATTAACTGAAAGCTTTATGCGTGAGTCCCATGCGCAGCTACACAGCATTCCTTTATCAGGTAGAGGGGTTAGTAGCACTAGTTTGGGTTCGTTTTCCGCCGGCTTCGTTGGCCATATGAACGTTGTTTGCGAGGGGTTTGATGAGCCCGGACATGAAGCCAAATTGATGGAATCAGTCAAGAGATCGCGGAGCAATATTCGTTATGGTAGGGGTATTGTGGACTTTCGTGATTATATGCCTGGTAAAGAAGATTGTGAAAATGTGGCCCGAGACACAGAAATGTTCAAGTATTCTGGTTCCAAATCTGGCATTTATGCCTCATTACCGACATTTGAGGAAAAGAAAGTGATGGGCATTTACCCAAGTCACAGTGGGGTTCGTGGAATTTATCCCATTATAGGCTCAGACAATGACGTGTTCTTTTATCCTGAGCTTTTGCATTTGGGTGTTGCCCCTTGGGCTGATGAAAAACCTCACGAAACGTTTGGTGGCGACCTTATATTTGGTATGGTTGGACCTGGTGAGGAAACCAGCGATGGTAGTAAAACTTCAATGGGATTGGGTAAAGAAGTGGCTAAGAGTATGATACATGCTTACATTCCACCCCCTCTCATAAAGGAAGCCTCATCTCGTCTGTTGAGTCATTATATCGACATTACTTCCGCCATCCTGAATGACAAGAACTTTCCCCACGACCACATGATCAAGCTCCTCCACGCAACTGTGGATGAACAGTTCACTGGGGTCGTGGATAAAGATGGCGAGGTTATAATGCCAAAGATGGACCATACTAGTTCATGGGGTTCGAACAACAAGCCTATGACGGGCTCCAACAAGAGGGATGTTTATGAGATAACTGAAGATCGCGAACTCATGATTCTTGAAGGGGCTGAGGCCGCATGGGAGGCTTTTACTGCTGCTCTTTATTGTTTAACTTGTGGGGTGTTGCCTGAAAACCAAGTTATGACCTGTTTTACCAAACGAGAATGCTACCCAGTAACAGGACCATCTGAGAAGTTCACTTATTCTAGTCATCCTGACGCCTTGTCTTTTTATTCGTCTGTTATTGGCCCAGATAAAGCTCGGGCTCTTTTGGCGTGCAAGCCTTTTGAGGATCAAAAGATTAGAAATATCTTTCATTCAGTTGATGGCTTGAAAGTTAAGGTGAAATCCCGGCTTGTATCCAATCTACCTGGAAGTATTAATGTTGGGTTTCGTATGTTTTTCTTGCCAGTGTCGTACTTACTCATGCGCTTTCCGATTGAGTTTGACATGGTGGCTGGTTTGGACATGGGTTCCTGTCACTTCGAGCAAAGCACCAATGAAATATTCCACGATGGCTATGATAAGGAAACGGGTCAGCATTTTGTTTTTGACGCAGATGTGAGTGCTTGGGACAAAATAATGCCCGC